GTGCACGTCTTCGTTGGTAGTGGTCAGTTGTACCACACCGTTCAACCCATCAGAGTCAAGCATCACCGCACCGGAGTCGGTATCGGCAATCCCTTGACCAACGAAAGTGAGGTACGGCGGCCAGTTGATGGGGGGTGCAGTCGTGGATGCGACGGCAACCTCAGTTCCACCGAGAAAGTCTTCGTCAATGATTAGCCTGGCATCACCAGATTGTGGCATAAGATTCACCTGCTTGTTTGAGCTGTAGCTCTAAATTTCGTATTCGCTCCCTGTAGGGAGCCACTGCCAGAAAGACGCTATCCCTTGGGACAGCGGCAAGATTTTCCAGCCGCACATCCCCAGGTTGGCCGTTCAGATTGTGGATTACCCACCCTTTAGGGATGGGGCCACGAGCCTCAGACCATACGGTACGCCGTAGATTCATTACGAAGTAGGCGCTGTCGCATCGGACAGAATCTCGTACAGCCAGTTACCTGCAGAGCGCTCACCGTAGGCGTACTCGTCGTACAGATATACCACGGTAGCACCAGCGCCGATGTCCTCACGCCTCACGGATGTGGCGCGCGAAGCACGGCCCTGCACCAGCACGATAGCTTCCTGCGCAAAGACGCCGCCCTTAGCGTCGTCACTGTCATCTATGCTGATGTTGCCATCCTCATATATCTGCGCGTTGGCAATCTGCCCACGGAAGCCCTCGGCGAACACACGGGCGGTAAGCCCTTCCGGTACGTTATACGTGCCGATGCCGTTGACAATCTCGTCGAAGATGTCCTTTATCTGGAAGCCGTGCAGCACGCACCGGTACGGTGGGTTGCCTGGCTCAGTCTCGTTGCTGCTGATGCGGTACACCGCAGCTGCGATATGCCCGGATGTCAGCGTGTTGCCAGCACCGGGTAAGCTAGTGGTAGCACCGTCCAATACGGTAAGGCCGTCCTCGTCCTTCTTGCGCTGGATGGCGTTCTGCGCCAAAGAGCCAAGCTGGGCGTAAGCCTTGGGGTTGAGCCGGGACGCTACACGGTCAGTAATCAGGGTTTGAATCCCGGTCACGGTAGGCGTGATAGTCCGCAGCGAATCTGACATCTGCTGTGGGTTGTCCAAGATGGTAGTCTCGGTGATGGCCTGGGCGGTAAGCTGGGCCATGTCAACCTCTCGCCAGCTCAAGCCCGTCCCCTCTCCGAGGGTTACTTTGTCCACGAGGTTGGGCATCACGCCTTCGTACTCGCGAACTTGCCTAGCGGAAGCGACAACGGTGTCAAGGCTGTCCGCTAAGGATTGGGTTATCGTATCTCCCGATGCCATTTAATCTCTCCTATCCTTCCAGATTATCCAGAATGCTTTTGGCACGCTTGTGGTCGGCAGGCGTGGGAGAGTAGCTGGTGTTGCCGTATACCTCACGCAGCCACCGCTCGTCTCCCATGCCACCCCCAGCTGCCGATGGGCCAGTATCCAGCTCAAAGGCACCGGAGTTCACCACGGACTCGCGGCCTTCCGCACGTCCTTCTTGGCGTACATTTCCATTAACAGCCCGCTCAGCCTGCCGGGAAATCTCTTGAGCTTCAGCACGGGCACGCGCTAGTCCGGCTCTGTCCTTCCGGTTGTGCGCGTCTGTCCAGTCCTGGCGTACCTGATGCAGCTCAGGAGCGCTCTGTAAATCCAGTAAAGGATTGCCGTTCGCATCCATCATTGCGCTGCGTAGCGCGTCTGATTCAGTTTGCCAGAACTGCTGGTACTCAAGTTCCACTTGGCTTTGTATCGCCTGGTTCTGGATTTGGGAAAGGTCGTCTGGCAGACGGTCAGTATCACCTGTGCCTATCGCTTGCATCAGCGCATCGACGCGCCGTCCAATCAGCCGCACCTCGTTGTTGGTGCCCAGCATCAGGTTTTCCAAGTCGTTTTGCCGAGTTTGTCTCCCGCGTGACCCGCGCCCCTTCTCGGCGCGCAAGTCACCCTCCAGCTTCTGTATCTGCGCACGCATACCTTCTAAGGTCTGCGGCACTTCCGCTGTAGCTTCTAGCGGGGTGTCAGGAGTTTCGTCCTGAGATGCCGCTACATTGTCCGTGGTCATTGTAAGACCTCCGCACTAATTTAGAATCCTAGCACGCAATCCGTCACGGTGCAAGCACAGGCTGCTGCTGCTGCCGCACCGTACCCGGTGGCTCTGTCTCCTCTGGAGCATATTGTTCTGCTGCTGGCGGAACTAAGCCACTCACAGGTGTTGCAGTAGTTCCTGGGCCGGTTGGTGCGAAGGACTGCGGCATCACAGCACTCTGCCGTCTTATCGCTTCCTCATTCAGATACCGGCGCTCCGTGATATATCCCCAGAACGTCAGCTCTTCCTGCAGGGCTTTACTACGGTTGAGCTTATTCTTGCGTAGAAGGCGTATCCTTCCTTGAATCTTGCTTAACTTGCTAGGGTTCAACCTCCGCAAGACGACCCGCTGGTCATTGTTTGCACGCAGCCACTCATTCCAGAACGTGTGGTCTTTGCCAGTAAGCGTATCGAGCATCTCCGTATCTACTTCCCAGTAGGGCTTCATGATTTCCTTGCCTCTTTCCCAACGCCGTTCCATCGGAGTCATGTAGCTCTCTCTGGCTTTCTGTAAAGCCTCTCTGTCAGAATCAGTTAGCCCGTCCAAGAAAGCGTCTTGCGCCAGGTAGTGTGGCCGCCTGTGGTCTGCACTGATGAATAACGCATCATCCCCATCCCTCTCCCCGTACAGGCTCTCTTTCTCCGGGTCGTCTGGGTCGATAGGGTTAGCAAGGCTGCGCCACATAGTAAGTAATAGCTCACCCTTTGACGCGTTATCAGGCCACAATCCAGCCAGCGTTGACATGATGTTGGCGTATTCCTTTCTCTCGCCGTTGGGCAGCGCAAACGATGAAGCCGGGTACTTTTCAGCAATCTCCAATATCTTTATTTGGAGTAGCTGGTTCTGGATAGAACGGTTATGCTTCCATTCTTTGCCAGTCATGATAGGCCCAAGCTCCGCTAGCAGCTCACTCTGCTCACGTTTATCCAGCTCTTCCCAAGGTCTGCCGTCGCCCATAGACAGCTTGCCAGCTTCATCATAGTTCATTAGCTGCTTATCTATAGACCACTGGTCGCTGTGCTGCCCGTGCACAAACTCGGCAAACTCGCTAGCAGCTTTCCTCTGCTCGTCTGGACTCACCCCCAGCTCCCGCTGTGCTTGCCTAGCTGCGTGCGCCCTGCGGCCACTACCTGTCACGCGGTAGAACCTTGATACACCGGGTAGGCGCGGCCCCCTGACTATCTTGAGCGCAATCGCCTCTACCTTGGCTTCCACTTCCCCGGCAGACATCGCCTTGTCACGGTTTACAAACTCGTCCTTGGAGATAGGCGGCAGGCTCTTCAAGTATTCCCGCCAGAACTCTTTGTGCGTACGCTCCGAGCCGTCCATCATTATGCGTTCTCTAGCCCTACGCCCCGCACCTTTGGCTGCTTCTCCCAGACGTAGCGGCGCGTATTGGAGAGCCTGCCAGTCTTCCTCATCCCAAACGTCCTGGCCGGACATCGCCTGGAGCATCTCCATGTTCTCTACCAGGTCAGAAGCCATCTGCTCCAGCAGTGGGTGGTCTTCGTTAGGGTCGAACTTCCGTATGAATATATCTGCGCCGCTCATAGCTTCGCCGATTACACCCACCTTGGCATAATGGTCTACCATCATCGGCGACATCCTGATTACACCGCCAATTTTGCGTGCTACATCTGTGGTTGAAGCGTTCCATTGCTCACTGCGCGGTGCATCTTGGAGGTTGGGGGGCACGATAGCCTGGTTCCTGTAATCATCCCAGTTCTGTATACCCTCTACCACTGCCGCTCCAATCTGGGTAGGCATCCGCACGCCTAGCTTCGGAGTTTCTGCAGAAGATTCAATCGGGGCTACAGCTTGCACAGGATTCATTTCTCCGCTGAGGGCACCACCAAGAGCCATCAAATCAACGCCTCGGCCTTTCTCAAAGAGAGCCTCAAGGAAGTAGGTG